GCGGCGGCTGTTCCTGCTATCGCAAGTTTGCCTAATACACCAGCAACTTTACCGCCAATAGACCCTATTCGTTTTAAGGCAGAATTAGCGTTCTTTGTTTTCTTATCTAAAGATGCAACGCTCTTTTCGATATTTCTAACTGAACTACTGGTCTTATCAACTGCTTCGAATATTAATTGATATGTATTCTTAGCCATATAAAACTCCTACTTAGCGTCTTCTACCTACTCTTGGCATATTTGGAGTAGATTTCTTACCCGCTTGTTTTTTGTTGATATCTTGAAGAAAAGCGACCCAGTATGCAATCTCACTCTCGGACATTTCCATCATATGCTTCATAGTATATCCTGTTTCATATGCTATGTAATGTAACGTCCATACATACGGATCTATTTTGAGTTTTTTGTTGCTTTCTCCACAGATACCGGTTCATCGTCATCATTAATCTGACTAACGATTTGTAATAACACTTTTGGATCAGCATTCTTCATCAACTCTTGTTTGTTGTGTTCATTGAAGATACGCTTACCATCTGCATCCATTAATCTATTTACTAACACTTGAACTAGTGCTTCTGCTGTTTTACCAGCATTTTGTAGTTCCATAACTTTCGCTTCTTGTTGAAAGTTAGTTCCTCTTTTGTAATAGAATGTAGT